CTCTCACTTATTATCAGTGGAGCCTTGGTTGTTTCGGGCTTCGGGCAAACTCGGAACGTTCTTGTCGGCACCAATAATGCCGTAGTCCAACCCACCAACTTCTGGAGCGCCGATGCTTCTAATGCTCGCACGGGACTTGGTTTGGGAACAGCGGCTACAAGTCCAGTATCCGCATTTCAACCCGCCTCTTCCGCGCTTTCTAATTTGGCGACTGGCAATGGTGGGGCATTGAGCAATCTTCAGGCTACCAATCTGGTTGGAATTATCCCCGCATCTAATATCTCTACAGTTACATTTACAAATATTGGGGGAACTCTTGCTATCTCCAGTGGTGGTACAGGAGCAACAAACGCAGCCAACGCTCGTCAGAATCTTGGTTCTACAATAGTTGGCGATGCTGTGTTTATTGCCACAAACGCAGCAGCCGCTAGAACCGCAATTGGCGCTTTGGCAACAGATGGAAACGCAATTAATCTTACAAATTTTCCAACATTGCTTCTCCGCACTAACGGAAGTGGCGCAGGGTTAACAGACATAACAGCGGCCAATATTTCTGGATCAGTGGCTATTGCTAATGGTGGAACTGGAGCCACCAACGCCGAAACCGCAAGAACAAACCTTGGATTGGGCTGGTCTGCGCTTACTAATACAGATGCCACAAATTTCCGTAATGCTATCGGGCTTGGAACTACAAACAATGCTTTTACTGGTCTTTCTGTTGGAACTTTTAATACAAATCTTTCCACAGATAATTCATCTGCATTTGGAGGACAAAATTTTATAGATTCTACGGCAAGTGTAAGCTTTGCTTTTGGGGGGGCTAATACAATTACCAATATGCCAATTGGCTCTGGTGGGTCAATTGTTATGGGATTGTTGGGCAATATGAGACACCAAGGCGCGTTTCTATTTAACGGAGTTCCGCAAGGTGGGACTGCTGGAAGTTCTCGCGGCAACAACACGTTTGCTGTCAACGCAAGCAATGGAATCTATCTTAATGGGCCTCTCCTTTTTGAAGGTGTATCAACTGTTGGTAGAGGGCTTTTGGAAATAAATAGTGGCGGAACAGTTTCAAAAGTGGTTACAAATATTTCCACCGCAACACCAGCTTTTGTTGGCTGGGATGGGTTTAGCTATACAGCGTTTGGCGCTGGAACGGCGAGAACCAATCTTGGCGTTCCTTGGGCGGGCCTCACCAACACCAACGCTGCAACATTCCAAGCAGCACTTTTCGGATCTAATACCAATCCAGTTTTAGTCAACACAAACGGAGAGGTGGTAAGCCCTACCAACTTCTGGCAAGTGGCTCCGATATCCACAACAGTTCAATACCAGACCAATATTACTGGAACATCTACAAATCCCGCAACCAATAGCCGCAATCTATTCCTGTTCAGCCTTTCTCCTTCGGTTTCGGGGGTCACGAATACGGTGACATTACCCACAAATCCCGCAACCACATTTGAAGGAGATAGAGCAACTATTATTCATCTAGCCCAGTCAACCAATGCAGTGACAGCTATCAGGCAATTGGGCGCGGCAACCAATCTAATCACTCTCAACCAGCTTGATGAAACGGTTCTATTGATGTATCGAAGTGGAGCATGGATATTGGCCGACAACATCTCTTATGTTGAGCCTATCTTCTTTTCGGGCACCAATGCAGCAGCAAATGCGGCAGCAAGTAGGACGAATCTTGGTTTGGGGGCGTCAAACAATGTTGTGTTTAATCAAGTAAATGCGTCAGATCTTTCTGGAGATAATCTCACGTTGGAAGGTGCAATTTATTTTACTGAAACTATTACAAATATAGCTGTTACACGCACCAACCTCGGCCTTGGCCTCCCAGCCCTAACCAACACCAACAATGCCAATTTCCAAGCAGCAGTGTTTGCCACGAATTCCAACCCGACAAATGCGGGAAATTTTAACAACTATGTTGCTTGGATGGAGGTTACCGTACAAACCAATGGAAGCAATGTCAGCTTCCGTGTTCCACTGTATAAATGACCAACTACTGGAGACTTGAGAAAGATATTGAAATCGTCCAAGGAAAGACATGGACGGCGAAATTTCGTTATCTGACCAAGTCCTGCAAGGGGAAATCAAACGTCCCTGTCAATCTTTCGGGCTACGGGGCCAACATGGTCATTCGGGAGTGCGCAAAGGATAGCGCCACATTGCTCACATTGACCTCTGGAAGCGGGATCACCCTCGGCGGAAGCGCTGGCACCATCGAAATCGAAATCACCGCCACACAAGCCGCAAACCTCACCGCAGGCGACAACGTCTACGAAATCGAACTCTACCTCGGCTACACCTATATCGCATTTGCTACAGGTAAAGCTAAAGTCTATCAGGAGATCGCCCGATGAGCCAAGAGGTTATTGAGATTACAGAGAGGGAGATTGAGATTATTGAGGTGGTGGAGCGCGGCCCTGCTGGGCCTAGTGGCCCGCAGGCCAACATCAACTACACGGTAGTCACCGCCAACCAGACTCTTACCAACTCGCAGAACATCGCTGCTGATACATCTGGTGGTAGCTTTACCCTGACCCTGCCCGCAAGCCCGAATGCTGGTGATTCCATTGATATCTTCGACTACTCGGAGACCTTCGATACCAATCCTCTGACCATCGCCCGAAACGGACAAAGAATCGAAAGTCTTGAAGAAAACCTCATCTGTAACGTAGAGGGTGCATATTTCACGATGATCTATACGGGATCGACCCGTGGATGGCAGATTCTTCCTCGCTATGGCACTTCTGGAGGTGGAGGAGAATCTATCCTAACGAATCAAGGTGATACCCTCTATCGCGGGGCGCTAGTCAACGAACGCCTCCCAATCGGCACAGCAGGGCAAGTCTTAAAGGTAAATAGTGGGGCCACGGCCCCCGAATGGGGAACTATCTCCACCGCACCCAGCGGCCCCGCAGGCGGAGACCTAACTGGAACTTATCCCAATCCGACTTTAACAACCACAGGGGTTGGCGCTGGAACCTATACCAAAGTCACGGTAGACGCCAAGGGACGGGCAACTGTTGGTGCTTCCGCGACCAAATCAGACGTTGGACTCGGTAATGTCGATGACACAAGTGATGCCTCAAAACCTGTCTCAACAGCTACCCAGACCGCACTAAATCTAAAGGCTAATCTGGATTCCCCCGCACTCACAGGAACCCCGACAGCACCTACTGCTGCTGCTGGAACTGATACCACACAGATTGCTACTACGGCATTTACGCTGGCAAATCGCGGAGACCGCTATCTCACAACTTCCACAACCTCCCATTCACTAACCACTGGATCTAAGACGTTCACCGTCCAGTCGGGTCTCAGCTACACCCCGACACAAGACGTTACGATTGTCTATGATGCAAGCCGTCATATGCATGCTATTGTTACTAGCTATTCTGGAACAACATTGGTGGTTAATGTCGATACCGTAGAAGGAAGCGGTGGGCCATTCACAGCTTGGACAATCAATGTTGGCGGGCTTTTGACGGCGCAAGGGGCGCTTCTAGAGGTAAACAATCTCAGTGATGTCAGCAACCCCGCAACCGCACTTACTAATATCGGAGGTGTGCCGACATCCCGAACCATCAGCGCGGGAACAGGGCTTACGGGTGGGGGAGATCTTACGGCCAATAGAACGCTCACGGTCAGCTACGGAACCACTTCTGGAACTGCCTGTCAGGGTAATGATGCTCGCCTAAGTGACGCGAGGACGCCCACGGCGCACAAAGCCTCCCACGCCACAGGCGGCACGGATGCGCTGGCTCCTAGCGATATTGGGGCCATATTTCAATGGTCGGTCTTTGAAGAATCAATTTCGGCGTCACCTACAACTTTGGCAACTGGTCGCGCCCGCCGCATAACGATTTCGACAACACTAAGCACCGACACCGAAGTCCTCCTGCCAACCACGGGCAACCAAGATGCAGATTTGTTTCAGTTGATTCGCTCTGGAAACATTGCCAACGGTCGCATTCTTGTAAAGACAAGCGCAGGAGGATCAACGCTTGCAGACCTTGGAACGAAAGATAACGAAGGTCGCTCGTTTACTTTTAGATGGCAAACTGGCGGTAGTTTTTGGGCCATCGTCCCCGTTGATGCTCACGGCGCAGACCGCATCACCTCTGGCACCCTCGACGTAGCCCGCCTCCCTGTCGGCACAGGCTCCACCGAAGTCGCCGCAGGCAACCACACGCACCTTGTCGCAGACGTTACAGGCGCAGCCGCCAGCGGCTCCATCACATCATCGGGCCTAACGCAAGCAAGCGCCCGCTTAATCGGAAGAACGAGCAGCGGCACAGGGGCCGTCGAGGAGATCCAAATCGGCTCGGGCTTGAGCCTGTCGGCGGGGGAGCTTTCGGCTACGGGATCGGGCGTCACCGCAGTCGGCACGACCCTCGCGGATATCCTGAGCGTGAGCGGCAGCGACCTTGTGGCCGACGATCTGGCTGCCGACAAGCTCTACGGGTGGGACGATTCGGAATCCAAGGCGATTGGCTTTATCATTGGCAGCGGGCTGAGTGTGTCGGGCGATACGCTTTCGGCCACGGCCAGCGGAGGATCAAAGACCTACGCCGTCTTCACCGCCGAACACAACCAGCCGCCCAGCACCGCCTTCGCCACCCTCGACACACGCGGCACAGGAATCGCCGTCCTCGACTTCGATGCCGCCACAGACGAAAGCGCAGTATTTGTCGGCGTCATCCCCGAAGGTGCATCGCTTGGCAGCGGCCTCAAAGTTTTCCTTCACTGGATGGCAAGCACCGCAACAAGCGGCAACTGCCGATGGGGCGTTCAGTTTGAGAAGTCTGGCACAGACCTCGACACGGACTCATTCGACACCGCCACGGAAGCGCACAGCGCGGCCAACGGCACAAGTGGCATCGAGACAGTGACCGAGATCACCGCCACGGCGATCGACTCGCTGGCGGCGGGTGACAGATTTCGGCTGAAGGTCTTCCGCAATGCGGACGATGCGACCAATGACACCATGACGGGCGATGCGGAGTTGGTCGCTGTTGAAGTAAGGAGCGCGGCGTAATGGCAAGGGCATTCGCCAGAACAAGCGACACCGTGGGCCAATATATCGCTTGCGGCAATGCGGCTGCACTGAATCCGCAAAACAACATGAGCGTAGCGTGTTGGGTTTATCCCACATCTTCGGCTGTGGGGCAAACGGCCCATATGTATGTGACCCGCGATGCAAGTTCGACCACACGATGCTATACGCTGATGAGGCAAGCATTTAGTGGAACAGCCAACAGATTTTACTGTGAGGTTTTTAAGAACAACACAACTTCGACTACGCTTAACAGCACTACAGTCGGCGCTACCGATACATGGTATCACGTTTGCCTTACCTACAAATTTGTCACGGATGGCACCTCTGAATTGAGGCTGTATGTTAATGGCTCGCAAGAAGCATTTTCCACAGTTGCGGTCGGCCCAATCAATCAACAAACCGCCGCCGTAGAAATAGGACGCCGCGCATTTTCTGGGTTTCAATTTCCAGCCAATGCCCGCATGGCCGAAGTCGCTATCTACAACACCACGCTTTCCGCCGACGAAGTGGCGTCTTTGGCCGATGGTATGACGCCCGACAAAGTATCGCCACAGGGGCTTGTGCTGTATGCGCCGTTGGTTCGCGATTTAATCGATCTCAAGGGGAACACCCTTACCAACAACTCGACAACTGTTGTCGATCATCCGCGAGTTTATGCCTAATCTCTACTACCGCATTTCCGACCCCAACGATGTCCGTGACCTTGGCGAGCAGATGGCTGCTTGGGTGGCCGCTGGCAATCCGAAGGCTGATGATTGGGCCGAGCAGCCCGCCGCGCCGTCAGCGGATGCCGTGTGGCAGGATGGAGCTTGGAGTGTGCCGCCTGTGGCGACAATCACCGCCGAACAAGCCGTCAGCCAATACTTCTCGCCCTACCAGACGCTCGCATTGCAGCGTTTTGAAATGGCCCTGCTCCAAGCAGGCAAACCCCTCGGCGCGAAGATGACCGCCGCGAAGACATGGCTGGAGGGCGTGATGCTTTCATGGGCCGCATCCCCGACACCCGCACCAGCGGAGGCTTTCGGCCAGCCGCAGGCGAGCTTTGCGGAGGCGAGTGCCGAGGCGGTGGCTGACCTCGCCAGCCCGAACCCCGAAACATAATAGTCGCCTCCAACCCCGAATCCAGATATACTAAATAGTCAATGGCCTCCCTCTCTGCATATTACCCATTACCAGTAGTAGCTGGCATCACCGCAGGCACCTATGCGGAAGGAGATGATAGCCGTATTGTCGGGGCATTGCCGTCATCTACAGCAGGAAGTGGTAGTGTTTTGGCTTCGGGGTCGAATACTGCAAGGACGTTATCCGCTAGATTTGCCGATTCCGTAAACGTCAAAGATTTTGGGGCTGTTGGCAATGGAATTGCGAATGACGCGCCAGCCATTCGTTCCGCTGTGGCTTATGCGGTGGCTAATAATAAAGCCGTATTTTTTCCATCTGGGACTTATGAACTTGCCACATTCACAGATGGAACAGGATCATATAGCAGAAATTTTGGTTCTACTGGTCTGGTTCAAAAAGACATTATAAACGTGTTAAACACAACCAATACCGAACGCCAATTAATTTTGCTTGGCGAAAAAGCTGTTTTGACATCAGGTCTTTGGGGGAACGATGAAAATCCCGCGCCTAATAACAGCTACATTAACTTTTTTTGGGTTGAGGGGAAAATAAACGTTTACTGCGAAAATATTATTTTCAAAAGTAGATTTGGCGGAACTGGCGAAAGACCATTAAAAGCATCTTCACAATCACAAACAAGGGTGCCTTTTGCAAACACTTATGCTTTTCACTTGATAAACAACGGAGGAAAGCGTGGACAATATTCTGCATTTTATGATTGTGAATTTTGGGATTTTTTTACTGGTTTAAAAATTTACGATTCTGAGAATGTTTATTTTGTTAGAAACTATTGCAGACAAACATGGGGAGCGGCTTCTGCTGGATCATCCAATGGTGGCGAGCCTATGATTGCTGGTATTTTTTGTGCCAGTGGCGGAGAAGCGATACAAACCGCATATATTGATGGAAACATTGGAATATGCGGGCCAACAGATTTTTCCCCAATTGCAAATATAGCAAGCGGTGACTTTACAGTGTTTAGGTGTGGAGACGGCCCAATTGCAATTGGTGGACAGAAGAAAAGAATTATTACAAATAATTCAATTTCATATTTTACATATGAAGCAATTAATGATTTTGGATTTAACTCGCCACCAATAAAGAATAAGTCTTATTCTTTGATTTCCAATAACATTATTGATGGAACATCTCCGCTTGGAGGATACACAAGAAATGGAATTGTTGCAATATTAACGACTAATTGGGATGGAATTATTTCAAATAATCTTATTAAATATTGCGAGGGCGGAATTGGTGTTTTACTTGGAAACGGAAGAATACAAAACAATGAAATAGTTTTTCCAGAATCATTACCTCTAGAAAATAGGGATCTTACTGGAATCAGCATATCGGGAGGCGATAATATTCTTATTGATGGAAATTATATTGTTGCACACAATCTTCCAGACAATACAAACCACACTTGGGACGGAAATATTGGAACGGGATCAAATGTTAATTTTAATGGTCACAACGCAATAAATCTTGGTGGTTCTAGCAATGCTACAAATATTGTTGTATCCAATAATAGATGCGTTTTAAAAGCAAAACAAAACGCATCAAAAAAATATGCAGCAATTCTTAACGATACTGAAGCTCAATTTATTAACAATCGTATTGAAGGATGGGATTTTGCCTTTATGCGGGTTGGTGGAGCAGATACTAAAAAAACATCAAAAGGACTTACATTAATTAATGTAGAAAGAACGTATGCTTCTCCAGTGGCTGATGGACTTGAGCATGTATTTTTAGAAGATGTTGAACTTCCATTTTATCCGACTCAGATTGGATGGTATAAAATTGGAATGGTTGCAAGTAGAAATAGTGCATTTACTTACACAATAGGGGTTGGGGGTCAGTCTCAGTATGGAAGTAATATAGCAAACGACACTTCAAATTATAAATTACAGCATACAAAATTTAGCGTTGCATCCAGCGGATATAATGCAGCAACTGATTTGCGTCTTTCAATATCGCAACATATTCACACATCAACGATATCTCCAATTATTTCTAAGGTTTATTGGAATGGATCTAATGTGTTTCTTTATGTGGATAACATTACAACTAGATTCGCTCTTTCGTTTAGCGGCGGTGGTGGGTCTGGTGCTGCTGGATATTGCACGGCAACTAATGGAATTATTGACTCTGGAAGTGTTGTTGTTACAAGCGGAGGATCAAATTATACCTCGCCCCCAACGGCTGTTGTTGCGCCGTCCTCGTTTGTTTCTCCAATTCGCGGATCTGGAGCATTGTTTACGGCATCCGTTTCTGGCAATCAAGTTACTTCGGTAGCGGTTAATAGTGGTGGAAGTGGATATGCATCTCCAATTTTTGTAAAAGCAAATACAGAAATATACGATATCACAACACTTTCCTTGTTAAGGGTTGATGGGCCAGTTGCCGCCCCTTCTAATGGAATTGAATTAAAATTTAAACAAGGAATAAAGTCGGTTTCTCGTTCTGGGGGAACTTCTGGAAATATTGTTGGGTCTGGAGATCCTGAATTAGCAACATCCGCACCCACATCTGCTCCCGAATTTATTGGCCAACAATACATCAATACATCTACAGGTATTGCCTATATCGGAGCGGGAACATCATCTTCTGCTGACTGGAAAGCTATTTCATTCTGGGAACCGTAATACTATGAAACTATTTATCGTAATTTTTTTTCTAATTTCAGGTTTGGCCTATGGCCAAACCAACTTCCGCGCTGTCATGGTAGACACCAATAATACAGTTCAGCGTCCAACTAATTTTTGGACGGCCAACTCTAACTCAATCAACAGTGTTGTTGCGTCAACCTCTTATTTTAATGATCGCATTTTCAACAGAACAATTCCAACTTTTGCCAATCTTTTGACTGAAAATATAAACGGAACATTGGAGGTTTCAAATTCAATTATAGCAACAGAAGTTTCTGGAACAAATGCATCTGGGAAAACTGCCATTCGTTTGGCTCGCGATGTAAATTCTAGAGGTGCCGCTGGATCGGGAACCCTATTTGGAAGTGATAGTCATTTTATTTGGGTAAGATTTGAGGCTGTTCCAAGCCACGGAACAGTGCGGGCCGTTTTGGGAAATAATTGGCCGTCTGCAACAAATATTGCGGAATATCCAATAAACAGGGCGGTTGGTTTTGAATTGTCCAAATCTGGGGGATCAACCAATCAGGTTAGGCTAATTGCCCACAATGGAACAACCAATACAAACGGATCATGGGTTAATATTGGAACAGAAGATCAAAGATTTTGGATTGGTGTAGAACAAAATAAAACCAATGGAGAGGTTAAACTTTACGTTGGTCTAAATTCCGCAGCACCAACCAACAATACCAATGCTACTATTTTGGGAGGCCCAACCAATAACGCTGGTCAAAACCTTTCTGCTTTTGATGTAGGGTTGTTTACAACTAATACAAACGCAAATAGTGCCTATTTTTCGGTATATGGCACATTCATAGATGTAATTGACTAACAAATTGACTTAAACCAACAACTAACCTAGACTTTCTACTTTAATGGCAACAGGTAACGCAGAACTGGAAAATCTACCAGAGAGTGGTAGTCCCCCGAAAAAACGCATTAAATCTTCGGATAGCCTTGTGGCAATCGCCAACAAGTATATCGAACAAGATGAGGATGCGGCGTATCTTCGGGCGCGGGCGCAAGCCTTGGTCAACGGCGAGGCCCCCTACGATGCCGAAGAACTGAAAAGCAAGGGATTAACCCATGTGGTCAATGCCAACTTCGGGGAAGCCAATGCCATCATGGAAGCCGCCTTGGCCCCGTATATCGAACTCCAGAACGGGGTGCCTCGCATTGCCAATGTCATTATGGAATCCTATCAGGGGGACTCCAATGAGGATTCCGAGATCATCTCTGAGGAATTTGATTGGATGCTTAAAGAATGGAGCGACCATGCCTACAACATGCAGCTTCTTTCCCGCGAGTTTGTGGGTGACGGGGTCGGGGTGGCCATGTGGCCCGATGAAAGGTCAATCTTCTGGGAACCATGCGGACTCAAAGACTTCAAGGTGGCCCGTGATACAAAAGTATCAGATGAGTCTATTGAAGTTGCTATCGTCCAACGCTCCATGAGTGTGAGCGAGCTTTACCGCTATATCCGCAATCCCAAAGCCGCGAAAGAACTGGGCTGGAATCTCAATGCCGTTAAACAGGCTATCTGGAAAGCTTCGACCAAGCGCGATCAGTGGAAAAATTACACCGCCCACTGGGAAGACTTTGAGCGCGAGATTAAGGAGAATGACCTTTATGCTGGAGAATCAGCTTACCACCGCGCCCAGCTAATCTATGGCTACAACCGCGAATTTGATGGCAAGTTTACCCAACTTATCGGTTCCCGCGATTCTTCGGATTTCCTCTACGAACGCTACAGCCGCTATGGAAATGTCAACCAGTGCTTCGTCATCTTCACCTACGGAGTCGGACAGGGGACGTTCCACACAATTCGCGGACTCAAGCAGAAGATCTACAACCAGATCCAGATTTCCAATCGCGTTCTCTGTCAATCGGCACAAGCCGCGATTACGTCTGGACTTATCCAGTTACAGGGTGACGCCGAGGCCATCCAAGACTTTCAATACATTGAGGTCGGGCCTTATACGTTCATCCCTAGTGGGTTAACCCCGATACAACTTCAACCGCCTTCGATTGCTACGCAGGGTCTTCCTGTCTATAATCTGATGAGTCAAGTGTTGCAGAATAATACGGGTAGCTATCGTTCGCGTCAGGCTACTCCAGACGGCCAAGCCCGCTCTGCTACGGAAGTTGTCCAGCAAGCCCGCCAAGAGTCAACGCTCAACGCCGCAGCACTGGAACTTTTTTACACTCCTTACAACAAGCTTTTGACCGAACAATACCGCAGGGCTGTCAATCCTCTGCTTACTGCTAATGATAAGGGCGGGCAACTCGCCCTTGAATTCCGCCGCCGTTGTGCGCGTCGAGGGGTCTCTATTGAGCGTATGCGCCAGTTCCTCAAGGTTACAGCATTCCGCGCCATGGGTGATGGAAGCCCCGTGATGACCGAAATGGCGAGCAAGCAACTCATGGAGCTTTATTCCTTGATGGACGAGAAGGGCAAAGAAAATACCCTGCGTTCCGTCATTGCTGGTATCTCTGGTGTGGGCTGGCAGAAGGTCAACCTTTTCGTCTCCGACAAAGGCCCGCGCCGTGTGGTGGATTTTGATATCGCCAACCTTGAGAACGGCAACCTCCGTCAGGGCATTCCGCAGATGGTTCACGATAGCCAAAACCATGCTGTGCATATTGAGGCCCATATCCCGATGATTGCCGAGATCATTGAGGCCCATCGCCAACAGCAAATGGCTGATGAGCAAGCAATGCAGATCTTGCGTCCAGCCGCAGACCATGTGACCGAACACCTTGTCTTCTTCTCTAACAATAGCTATAGGGCGCAAGAAGTTCGCGAACTCAAGCGCCAACTCCAGAACCTCACAGCTTATATCGATGAGCTTGAGCAACAGGTGATCAATCGCATGATGGCCCAACAGACCAAAGCACAAGAACAGGCTATGCAAGCTGGGCAACAGCCGCAGGGACAGATTGATCCCAAGATGGAAATGGAAATGCAAAAGGCGCAACTCAAGCTGGCGGAAATGCAGGAAAAACGCATGATGAACCAAGAAACTCATCAACAGAAGATGGAAACGATCCGTCAGCAGATGGCTCTTAATGATCTTAAAACCCGCAGTTCTATTCTTGAGAAAACGGCAAGGCCCGCTGGCCGACCCCCGATGGCTGCACAAACAGCTTAATTTTTAATATATTTATACTAGACAAAGTTAGAATCTGCGTATAGTTAGACTTTATTAATGGATTGGACAGATCAGGATTCGCGTGAGTGGAGCAAAACTTGGGCTATGCCCCATATGCAGAAGGGGCTTAAGTTTATCTCCAAACGGGTTCGCCCGAAGCGGAGCAGTAGTCCTGTGGCGCAGGGTTTTGATCTGTCGCCAGTGTTCATTAAGAGCGCGGGTTTTTATGAGGGCAGTCAAGAGGTTATGGATCTCATTGATACCTTGGGTCAGGGACAGGTAAATAAACCTAAATTTGACTTGCCAGAACCCTTCTCTCATATAACTTCAGAAGAAACCAACTAACATAACTAATATACTATTATGGCCGATATCCTCAATTCAGCCCTCACGGGTGACGCAGACTTTGCTGGCACAATCTTTGGCGGCAAAAATCAAGAACCTGTAGAACCGACTCCAAGTGAGACGCCCGCACCCGAAACTCAGCAAGAAGAGCCCAAGCCCGCCGCCGAAACCCCGAAAGAGGAGGCTCCCAAGGCGGAGAAAAAAGCTCCCGTTAAGGCGGAGTCCAAGGCCAAGGCAACCAAGGAAGAGGTAGAGAAGAAGGTTGCAGATATTACCAAGGAAGTGTCTTCGGAGAACACTACAGAGAAATCAAATGAAAATACTTCGGATGATGATCTCCCGCTGAACCCCCACTTCTCCGACAAGCCCGTCTCTGACAAACCTGAAGGAGATGATTCTGAGAAGGGTGTCTCAAGCTGGAAAGAGATCAAAAGCGAAATGAAAAAGGCCCGCGAGGAGCGGGATCGCCTGAAGGCCGAACTGGATGCCACCAAAGAGAAGGTGGGCAAATATGAGGGCGAAACAGTAAAAACCCTTCAAGAAGAGCTTGAGTCTACTAAAACCCGCCTTGCCGAGCTTAATCGCGAATTAAAGGTCGCAAACTATCAGCGAACCCCAGAATACATTCAGAACATTACAAAGCCTCTGGAGGGCCTTCAGGGCGATTTGCGGGCCATTGCAGAAGCCAATGACGCCGACTTCTCTAAGCTTTGGCAAGCCATCACCGAGCCCGATGCCCGTAAGCGTATCGACTCCTTGGAAGACCTGACCAGTGACTTTAAGCGCATGGAGCAGTTGTCCATCGTCAAGATGGCCGATAAATACCATGATTTGGCTCAATACAATCAACGGTTCCAACAGGAAGCCGAATCCCTCTCCGAAGCAGAGAATGCCCGAAAGGCCCAATCTGAACAGGAGTTTATTGAGAACGACCAAAGGCTCCAGAAAGCATTCACGGCCAAAACGTGGACAAATCTGGAAGACCGCTACAATTTCCTTCAAGAAATCGATGGGCAGGATGAATGGAATGGCAGTATCCGCAGCGCCAAGAAAAACGCCGCCGAGACCAATCTGGATCGCTTGAGTGTCGAAGACCGAAGCGCCATCCTAGCGCGGGCTGCTGTTGTCCCCTTCCTTGAAAGCGCCATCAACCACTACTCTGCCCAATTGCAGAAGGTTAGCGAGTCTAAGGACGCCGAAATCAAAGAACTCAAAACCCAACTGGAAGGACTGGTTGGGGCCACTCCGAGTCTTGGTAAGGCTACCGAAACGGATGCCAACGAAGAAGACGAAGATGTGGATAGCTTGATGAATTTCGGAAAATCTATTTTCCGCTGATAGCGGGATGAATCCCGAAAACAAAACTTACTATTATATCTACGAGATAATCAATCTCGTAAACGGCAAGACCTATATCGGCCAGCACATCACCCAAGATCTGGAAGATGGGTATATTGGGAGCGGAAAGGCTTTGAAATCCGCAATTAAAAAATACGGCAGATCCAGCTTTAAGAAGGAAATTCTAGCGTTTGCCAACGGCCCCGTCTCCTTAAACTTCATGGAGAGATGCTTGGTTCCTCTGTGGTGGGCGGAATTGCCCACTAACTACAATATGATGGAAGGTGGTCACAATGGGGCAAGGATGAGCGCCGAAGCCCGAAAAAAGATCTCCTTGGGCAGAAAAGGAAAGAAGTTCGGCCCCATGCCAGAAGCCCAACGACTGGCCATGTCGGAAAGGATGAGGGGTAAGCAGCCAGACCATCTTGCCAAACTGATAAAAGAAAACCATCCTAGGCTGGGCAAAAAGCATACACCAGAAGCCAGAGCTAAAATGGCGACATCTCAGATAGGACAGAAGCGCCCCAGAAGCGAGGAGTATTGTCGCAAAATCTCTGAACGCATGAAGGGGCGCGTTATTTCAGAAGAAACGGCTCGTAAAATCGGAGACGCCAATCGTGGGAAAATTCGCACTAAAGAACAGTGTATAAAAATGTCAGGGTCTCACCGAAACAAAAAGCTGACAGAGATTCAAAGATTGGCCCTACGCAAGGCTAATGTGGGCAAGAGAAAATCCCAAGAAACCATTGAGAAAATACGCCAAGCCAAGTTGCGACCAGCCCCAGATCTAATCAACGAGTTTACTGGAGAAGTTGTCTCTGGACTAAAAAACCGAAGAAAATTTGCCAAAGATCGAAACTTATCTATGTGCGGACTGTATAGAATGATTCGTGGCGAAACCAAATATTGTGAAGGTTGGAAGATTTTAAAAAATTCTTCTATTGACAATCTAGCGGTCTCGTAGTAAAAGCATTGCAGACTTAAATCTGAATTGGTCACAGATGCCTTGTTAGCTGGCTCAGTGCTTTCTAAATTAATCTTCCGTTAACTCTCTGCTGGCGGGGCAGAAACAAAACGATTACGGCATAATGCCGCAATCAAAAAAAACTATTAACCTTAATTAGAAAGAAATAAAATTATGTCAGCACAAGTTGCTACTTCATGCGAGGCCATATCCGACCAATTCCAACGTGAAACGGGCAGGATCGCTCTTGGTACACATCGCTTGGGTCTTTATAAGGATCCCTATATGCGTTTCGTAACGCAATCCGCTTTCCCCGACAATATGGGCGCGGTTATCACCAACACCATCGCCCAGCGCACTGTTGCCGTTGGCAGCGGCTGGGAAGATGTCGGCGTCACTGGCGTTGATGGCGAAGCCAACTCCTGCTTGGCTCCCGTCAAAACCGTTGGCTATGCCTTCGATCAGAAAACCTTCAAACTCCGCCATCAGGCGATTGAGTCGAACTGGATCTGCTTGGAAGACGTTCGTACTTCGGCGTTCCCGATTGACGATGTCAACAACTACATCAAGATCCTTGCCGACAACGTCAACAAAGAGTGGGTTGAGCGTTATGACAATGACTACTACGCAGCCGTGACGAAAGTCTCTGTGGAACCTGGCCTTGCCGAGTCCACGGGATCGACTTTTGGTTCGCTGCCGAACCCGACCTCCGTCCTCACGGTTGGCGTCCTTCGCGAACTCTATGATCGTCTCTACCAGAACAACGCTGGTGATGACGGTGATGCGGTGACCGATGATGGCTCGCCTGTTTTCAACGTGTTTGCCGAACGCGCCACGATTGAGAACCTGATCAAACTCAACGAAGATGTCCGTCAGGATATCCGCTGGAGTGATCGCGTTAATGATCTGCTTGGTGCTAATGGCTCCTCGCTCCTGCCCCGTAAGGCTTACGGTGGATTTGTGTTCCATAGCCGCCCGTTCCCGAAGCGTTTCAACGACAACGGATCTGGTGGTTATACCGAAGTTGCTCCCTATGTCTCCACGACTGGCGCGACCAAAGGCACGAAGTTCATCATCAACCCCGCCTACAAGGCTGCGAAATACACCTCCACGGTTGTTTTCCACCCGAAGGCCGTTGAGTGGCTTGTCCCGAATCCTAACCTGAAAGTTGGAAAACTCGTTTACGATGCCCAAAACTATCGTGGCGATTTCCGCTGGATTAACGAGTTCGACCGTAATTGTAACCCTGACAAAAACAGCGGTTACTGGCGGGCGAAGATGGCGTGTGCCGCGAAACAGGTGTTCCCTGAATTCGGCTACTACATCCTCCACTTGCGCTGCAACCTTGCGGCTGACTTGGTGGCATGTCCTAGTTCGTCGGGCTACGGCTACCTCGCGTAATAGCTAGTCTCTATTCATCAAGGCTTGCCTTGGGGTAAAATCTAAGGCAAGCTCTATGAGGAGAGAATAACTATTATGAAACTAACTATACCGACTGATTATACCCTGCCTGAAGATGTTGCTGATGGCGACACCTTTGAAGAGCTTGTGACCTTCCGTGTTGACGGAGATTCCCTTGTTCCTACCATGATTGCTGGCGTCGAGATTGCGGCTGAAGAGGCCGAAGACGAAGACGAGATGGAGGACGAAGCCGCTGACGAGATGGAAGCGGGCGTGTCCCCTATGGCTGGCATGGGTGAGCGTATCATGGGCATGGCTTAAAGGACGGAGACCATAGGCTATGGCTCTCCCTACTTTAGATGCGGTGTTTGCTTCGGCGGCGGATCAGCCCCGAAGGATGATGCTTGC